CGAGTTCTGCCTGAGTAATCGCAGCGTCGGCATCAACTTGCTGAGACCCACCCTGTTCGATACCCGTAGCGATGCAGTCCAGCATCTGGGGAGTGCGAACAAAGAATACGCAGTTTCCGCAACGGCTGGTCTGTGCTTCTTCTACAGTGGTATTCCACTTATCTGCTTTATCCTGCCAGAACTCGTCGTTCGGCTCCTTGGGGTTGAGGGGGCCGTAACCGACGTTGTCAATAGCGTTCTGACGGTTCTTGAGGTTGAGTTCAATGTTCTGTGTAGCAGGAGGACAGGTTTCCCCATCAACTGCTGCAGTCAGAGGCATATCCTCGAGGAGGAGGTCAGTTTCGGGACTATACCCAAGGTCAGTGTTCGTGCGACCAGCAATAAAGTTAACCTTGTCAATGGCATCTTGACGACGAGCGCTGAGAACCATCATGGTGTTGATTTCTTCAGAATCACGGAGAACGTCAGCGCTATAGACGCGACCAGTCGGTTCCTGATACGAGAGTTCGCGGTTACGCTTATCTCCCGGCCAGAAGCCGTCCATCTCCTTGTGGCGGAGCGCACAATATCCCTTAGCACGCGGGCCAAGGTACTTCTTGAGGTTGCGGACACATCGGGTCCAGTCGCCAGGAGTATTCCAGCGAATCTTCAGTCCACCCTTGCCAACAGTCCAGTACTTGCGAAGTTCCTCAGCGTTGCCCTTGTTGCGGTCAAGACCGCCCGCTGCAACCAGAGCCGAGAAGTCATACTTCTCGCCAAGCAGAACGGCAATAGCAAGGTCGAGGCTGTAGCCAGATGCAGCAACAGGTGCTTCTTCCTTTGCACTTTTGCCAGTCTCCTGCGACATGTCAACCTGCTTGAGAACATCGTTAAGAACAGTCTCATCAAGCGGAACAACGGGAGGAGGAGTAGCCGAGTTCAGGTCAGAAAGAGTCTGCACATCTTTAACCCACGCTCCCTGCTGACGAGTCCACACCATTGGAGCAGTCGACTTCGAGTTCTCAGGAATGAGAACCGACAACTGCATAACAGCACGGGGGTCGTCAGGAGAGACGATAGCCATGTAGATAGGCTGAACATCTGTGGTTTCGGGAGTAAGTTCTACGGCTTGGTCACCAGCAGAAGTAATCGGGTTGTACCAGATTGAACCATTTCCGCCAGAAGCCTTGTCCTGCTTCTTTAGCCAGTTCTTGAGGAGCGGGTGCTTATAGGCGTTGACAGAAAGTTTCTCTCCAGCAGCCTTCTCCAACTTCCGACCAGCGGGACCAACGTCAGTAGAACTCGACGGAGTACGCGAATCTACTGGGTCAGTCGGAGCGTAATCCTTGAACTGTGCACGCTGTGACGCAACCCACGAAGGCCAGTCAGCAAGCAAGTTGCGTAAGTCGGCGGGAGTAAGTGCAGGAAGAGTACCTGGCAGTTGAGCAATCGGACGCCCCATCGGGGTACGAGGCTCGCCAACAATCCCCGAAAGGTCAAGCGGATTGTACGTGTCGGGAAGGGGAGCAGGAGTAGTTGGGTAGACGTCTTCTCGAGGCTCGCGCACCTGCCGTCCAGCAACTGTAACCGTGCTTCCGTTGTCAAGTTTGACATTGACAGTTCCAGTAGCGCGGTCAGTACTGGTGATGTTCCCCTGCTTGGAGTTGTCTCCACCCACGGCAACGCGGTCACCAGTCTTTGCAAACTGACCAGTAGCGTTACGAACCTGACTTTGAGCAGCCTTGGCACGCTCTTCAGGGGTGTACTCGGCGTTAGCCTTAGTCGTGTCGCCAGCAGCGGTCATCGCAAGGTTGACAATGTTCCAGTCAATCTCGGGAAGAGCGTCCATCGCCATACGGGCTTCTTCTTCGCCGTCATCGAGGTCTTCGACAGAGACAGTGCGGAACGGGTCTTCTTGGAAAAGGGCAGCAATAGTGATTGCAGACTGGGCGTCAATAGTGACGTGAGTCTTCTCGACCATGTCATCTTCGCCGTCGAGTTCTACGTCTCGGTCCCAGATGTTGCCGTCCATGTTTCCAAGGTCATCCCACGAACCGTTGTCCCAAGTGTAGACGTTTCCGTCATCATCAATCTTGTACAGACGGTCGATACCCGAACCATCCATACGGATTCGAGCAATAAAGTCAGGAGCATAGACATCTTCACGAGCAAAGTCGTTGATGTCGCCAATATACTGGTCGCTGTACGCCTGTGCGTCAGGGACAGCCTCGTATGTGGGAAGTGCGTAACCGTCAGCGGTCATCGCCTTCTTGTTCTCAGACTCAACAATTGCGGAAGCCCAACGCTGACCAGCGTCGCCACCCCACAGAGCCCATGCGATACGTCCATTCGAGGGGAAGCCATCTTCCTTGGGGCTCCAGCCCTTGCCCTTTTTGTCAACTTCGTGACGAGGGAAATACTTAGCAATGTGACGAACCTTCTCAAGACCAATCTGTCCACCCTTAGCAAGAGTGCGAGCAGAGTTAAGTCCTACGGGTGTGCCACCGCGCTTGTTCTTTTTGCGCCATTCGAGAGCCTTTTTGGCTTCCGCCTGTACGCCTGCGGGGATAGTGTACTTGCGACCAGATGACGCTATAACACCAATATCCAACATAGAAAGGGCTGCCTCAGCCAAGTCAACCACCGAGTCAGATACGTCAATGTTGTACTCAGAAATGCTCCAAGATTGCTCAGACGACAGCACATCGGCACGTCCAGTCTTGAGAACCATGTTCAGAGCGGGGTCAATGATGGCACCATTGCGCTCATCAGCAAAGAAAAGAAGACTTCCGTTACTTCCTACATATTCCATGACGGACCTACTTTACGGAAGTAACGTAGTCAGAAACATCCTCAGCAGTAAGAGCCTTAGCGTCGAACATCTCGACCAACTCTTCTGCCGTTTCTGGGTTCACAATATGAGGCATTGCCATCTCGAAACTCATGTCTCCAGGAGCAACAGCAACCCAGATACCAGACGAGCGCTTATACATTCCGAAGCCATTGAGATAGGTCAGGCCGATGACGTTTCCGTCTTCGTTCGTGAGGACATACATTTCCTCAGTTCCGTCTTTGAAATAGGTAGCCATTGGCTCGTCCCTTTCTTCCTTGGTGAGATGGTTCTCTGGACTAATCAAAGCCTTGATGGCTTGAGTAGGCAATGGGATACCATATTGTGATAATTTGCGTCCATCAGTGGTGTCGATGGCGCGAATGAAGGTTTCGCCATTCTCGGTTGAGAATGACATTTTTTGTAGCATGGTTCGGTCAGCAAGTTTAGGATTTTCGTAGACTCGTTCTTCTCCGTTAGGAGTAACAACAGCGATGTTAGAAGTTCCCGTTGGCATGTACGCATACAGAATCGGACTGTACTCGCCGTCGATAGAGTCAGCAACCATCCCAATGCTTGGGTATAGAAGGCGTCCTTCTGGGCGCTGAATCACCGTGAACTCCGTTTCGTAGGGCTAACCCTAGTTTTATTATACCTGATAGCCAGGAACTTGCTTTTCAATAACCTTAAGTTCCTTGGGGGCAGTCCTGCCCTCTTTGACTGTGTAGACACGAATGTATCCGTTGTTGTACTTAGAAGGGTTAGCCACAAACTCTTCAGGAGATGTCTCTCCCATGAGTCCGTAGATAAATGGCTCGTCGCCATCAATCTTCAAATCTCCATCGACAAGTTCGACAGTTGCTACAAGTTTGTAGGTCTGTCCATCGTAGAAGGCAATCATTATGGGGATACTCCTAACAGAATGTTCATGCTCTTGAGAAGGTCTTCATATACGTCTTCCATGCCCATGCTAACATACATCTCACGAAGACTGCGGAGACGCTCATCGAAAGTTCTGACATTATCGTCAGTGATGTACGTTTGGTCGCCGTCAAGAAGGTAGTCGGCAACCATTTTGGGTAGAGCATACGTGAGTTGAATATCTCTACGAACTCCCTCTGGGTCGACGGCTGCCGAATAGGCGGAAACATCACGGTTATAGCGTTCCCTCTTTTGCTCTAGGATTCCCCGTAGTAGACTGGTAGTAGTGAACATACTTTGATACATGTACCCGTTATCAATTGGCATCATCTGCGACAGGTCCCTACTAAACATGTAGTTCCCACTGTGACGGTCGGGGTTTCCTCCGATGCTGTCAAACAGAGCGACCATCGGTGAGGCTGGGTTGTCGAGGACATCAGAAACATCCAGTTCAGGGAGTCGACTCATAGTCTGACCCTCAAACATTTCGACAATAACAGCCAACTCGCCTGACGGAAGAACAGTCGCAGCGACCGCAAGCGACCGAATTCCCAAAGCCTCAAACATACGATAAGACGTTAGTTCTCCTTGAACTTCTTCTATGGGCTCTACTTGGTCCCCTCCGAACGTCTTGAGAACTGCTTTCCGACCGTTAGGCAACGTAATAAATTCAACTTTGTTGATGCTACCTTCTGGACTATTCAAGTCAGCGTCGTTAGCAACAGCATAGACCGTATACCCCTGCTTGAATTGCTCAAGCAACTCTTCAGAGAGTTGCTGTCGAGGTGAGACCTGCCCGTCATATGAGGCACTAATTACATTATTGAGGCCCTCAATTTTTGTACGAAGTGCTTGAATTTGACGGAGGTCCGACAAACTACTTTCACGGTCTAGGTTACGAAGAACGATGTAGTTTTCTTGCAAATCAGGAGTCATGTTGTCGTAGAACGTGGCAAGTCTTGGAATTACCTGCTCAAGAATAATTTCTGCTTGAAGAAGAAGAACATCCATCCACTCATCTGCAACTTGAACAGAGGAGAACATATCCATATCGTCAACAGACTCTTGGAAGTCGTCAGAGTTTGAGATTCTTGTTTCCAGCGAAACCATCCCGTCACGGTAGTCGCGGAACAACTGTGCATAACGCTCTTGTTCTTCCTCCTCAAACTCTCCGCTCTGACGCATCGCGTCTATGAAATCTTGACGACTGTCGCGCATGACAGTAGCCAGCGCTTGCATATCTTCGTAGTGCTTCTCGAAGCGCTGAACCAAGTTCTCTCGAACTTGCTCTTCAGTCAACTCGACGGGGGCGGGAGCCTCAGTCTCTGCGCCGTCTCCTGTGCCATTTGAGGCGACAATAAGAGATGCGTCAGCGATGGTCTGCATCGAATCGGCTTGGTTAGCGCTACCATCACGCTCGGCAATATCTGCCAAAGCCTGAGCAACACGGGCTGTCTCTTCCGCACGGTTAATGTCACGGTTAGGAAGAGCACGGAGTTCCTGAATAATCTCAGAAACTTCCTCTGCCGAATAAATGCCCGACATGTCCTCACCATCCATAATTCCCAGATAGTAGTTCATCACACCAAACTGAGGACGGTTAGGGAGGTCCTTAGTTCCGAGGAGTTCAAGAATCTCGTTGAGTTGAGCAGGGCTCGGTCCATCAGCCTGCTGGTTGGGGTAGTAGAAAGAGTGAGCCGAGACAGTAGTTCCCATTTCGGATGCAGGGTAGACAATAGTGCGTACCGTGTACGAACCATTCTCCTGTCGGATGGCGACGTTGTGAGCGATACCACCTTCAGGTGCTCCATCTACTCCATACTGAACAATTGGGGCACTGACTGTTTCAAGGTCCCCATTGAGAACAAAGATAAAGTCTCCCTCTGACAGGGTGCTAGGCCGCTCGCGCTTCATATCAATCTCTGCGCCAACAGGGATTTCAGGAATCACGACACCGTTCGGAAGAACAAGATTCGAGTTCTCATCGCGCGTAACCGTAACATAGTCGAGTCCATCAACAATAGGCGGTGCAACGACGTGCTGGTACGGCGGAACAGGGACTTGCTCTGAACTTACAACATCCGTGCCGTACTCAGCCCGAGGGTCTTCGTAGGAAGTGTTGTACGTGACGCGCTCCGAGCCGTCCGTACCGTTAGCAGTCTGAATGAGAGTGTTGTTACGTGACGTAGTCCACGAAATAAAACTGTCACGCTCATCGGTCTTATCCCACTGAACCTCAACATAGTCGGTGTAGCGGTAACGACCCAGCGAGTCAACCCAACCAAGACGCTTACGGACAGTACCCAAGCGTCCGCTGACGTGCTGTACGCGGTCCCCAGCATCAAGCGGGGTACGCTGGTCGCCAGAAATCCATGTACCAAATGTGTCAAGGTTGTTCTGGTTACGGGCGTGAGCGTCATATGCCTCAGCAACTTTGTACATGTACTCAGGAGTAACCATCACGCCGTGGCGCTTGGTGATGTGCTCTGCTGCCATCCTCATCCTGCGCTCGTTGTAACGATAACGAGCAAGGTTGACGACAATGTCCTTCATCAACGCATTCTGAGCCTTACGCACATCCACATCAGACGCGGTCTTTTCTCCAAGAAGGCGACGAAGGTTCGCAAGCAACTGCGGGTTAGTCTTCATCTCTTTTTGGTGCATCCACGAGTCAGTTTCTTCGTTGAAGATGTCGTTCTTACGACGACGACCTGTTGCGTTTCCAGCAAACCATCCCGTTGGCCCAGAACTGGTATAGAAAGATGCAAAAAACTTTCGCATCTCCGTCTGATGAGCGTTGAGCAAGGCGTATGCAGACTGGGAAATGAGACCAACGCTGGCAGACTGTGCCGTGTTTTTGGTCAGGTTGATTTGACGAACATATGTGTAGAAGTACTCGTCGGGGGTGCGGGTAACAACTACCTCGTAGCGGTACTTAGTTCCGTCGAGGGCAGTCCAATCAACGCTCTGAACAATCAGTTCATCGCCCTCTTCGCCACGGCGCTCTCCACCAATGTTCTCTTCGATGAAGTCCATAATGTTGACTTTGACGCCAGCCTCTTCCAAAGCCTTCAGCGCAGCGAGGTCGCCACCAGTAACGTGACGCCACGCATCAAGTGCGACTGCGGTGTCTCCAGTTACCTCAACAACATTGTCAGAGTCATCACCGAACGAGAAGACATACTTAGTTTCGTCATACTCGGTGTCGTCCTCGTCGGGCGCAAAACCGCTGTCAATAAACATCTCAAGCGAACGGTCGGCGTTACGCTCAATCTTGCGGACCATCTGGTCGTCGGTGATGCCTTTTCCATTTGACTCATCGACATTTTTCCACTTACCGTCGTAACGCTCAAAGCGCTGAACTGTACCCTTCTTGTCAGTGAAGACAATAAAGTTGTACTCTTCGCTACCCGAACGGATGGCGTTGCGCCAGTCCGTGCGATACGTCGGGGTTGCCTCGTCAACAGTCATATCGTTGTTTTCAGCGACAGTAGTCTTGACATCTTCGTTCTTCTGGAACTCATTGTCGATAGAGTCCATGTCAACTCCATAGTCTGCCAGTGACTCACGAACCTTGCTCAAGGGAACAGACACGTACCGCTCACCGTAACGATAAGAGTTTTGATAGTTGGTGACCAAGAAGTCAATAGAGTCTTCACCGTTTTGAAGCGCGTTTCTGTACTTCTCAACAGTCGCTGACTGCTGGTCCCCATAAGTTGCTCGACTCACTGCTCGTCTGATTTCGAAGGACTCCGAGTCCTCAAACTCAGCGGGGCCAATGCCATCCCCTGCGGGACGAGAAACGTCGCCAACACCCTCTCGAAGAACGTCAGCGTACTCTTGGCGGTAAGCCTTGAGCGCTTCTTCCCTGCTGTCACCTCCATAGGATGCGTCCGCAATTTTAGCAACAAACATGTCCGCATCTTCACCCCGAAGTGCAAGTGCGGTGTGGAAGACAGTAGTCGGAAGACTGTATTTGTCAGTTATGATTCTGGATATTCCATTTTCAAGTGCATCTTTTAGTGCACTCTTCAGTTCGTCAACCGACATATCATCGAGAAGACGAGCAACTCGAATATCAACAGCACTAATCGGGTTGTTGAATTGCGTAGACAATACCATAAGCGGAGGCGCAGGAGGAATCTCAGACGTTTCCTGTTCAGAGGCGAATACATTCTCTCCCTCGTAACGAAGAACAGTGGTCCCAACAAGATTGACGCGCTCAATGGTGTTCTCTCCAAGACGACCCGCTGCAAGGGCATCGGCAATCGTTCTCAAGTTCCTAACAAGTTGATACGCGTCAATTTCGATTTCAACAGGAGTCTCACCGTCGTGACCGCCGCTGTCGATATAGACACTGCTCTCACTAAAAGTACGTTCTATGTCATCAGCAAGTTCACGAGCAGTAGCAACGAAACCCTCGACATCACGTCCTTCATAGTTCAGTTCATGGAACTTATCAAGAATAGAGAAGAACTCAAAGTCTTCCATTCCCCGCTGTTTTACATACTCATCAAGATAGGCAGGATATTCTTCTCCCCCGCTCGCGTTGTTGTCTCCTTGAAAAGTTTCCTTGTAGTAACGAGCAAGAACATTCAAAGGCTGGTTGATGGTACGGTCAAAGTCGCCCCACCACGTCTGGCTCGCAGTTCCACGGTCGTCTGTCGACAACTGACTGTTGAATCCGAGAGAACGAAGCAACTCTGCAGTCGGTGCATCAAGCCCCTCCATAACCTTCTCGCGCATAACATACGGAGCCATATTCGGGTCTTGCCCATTAAGACGAAGTACCGTACGACGGCCGGGAGCCAAAAGATACGTGCTGTGGCGGTATATGCCACCGTTAGCCTCGACCATAGCCTGAGCCATGATGTGCATAGCCGAACCCAAAGTCTTAAACGCGTCCCCGCCAATCTCAATGTGGCTAGGGGTAATAATAGGTACGTCAGCCTCGTTGTGCACAGGAATCGGGAATAAGCCGTTGAAGTCAAGGTCAGGCTCATCTTTGCCATAGCCAACCCCAGAGTGCATGTGAAGGTGCCCAGCCTCCCTGAATCCCATATCAGTTTTGAGGTACTCCGCCATAGACTCAGCCTGCTCGAAGTCCCCGAAGTTTTCGACACGAGCAATGATTACCCTGCCGTCAAATTCAAGGATGTACGAGATTCCGTTAGGAGCAAGATACGCAGACTTGGCGGATATAATTTGCTCTACGCCGAATCTATCGGTGTGGCGCTGAACATCAATAAGACGCATGTTCTCAAGAATGTATTCCCGATTAGGGGCAAGGTCAAAGTCAATCTCTTCCGCCAAGTTAGAGGCGACATACGCTTCAACAGACGAAAGCATGCCGAAACGCTGACGAAGACGAGTAAGTTCACCAGCATCTCCAGTTGCCTCTGCTGCCTCAAGTTGTTGCCAGATGACCTGCTTCATGTTTTGCACGTCGCCCATCAACTTTCGGATGCGCGCAAAACCCTCTTCAATACTCTCGTTTGGGTCAGCCTGCTCGTTGTACTGCTGAATAAGTTGCTCAATTTGATTGAGGTACATGTCAGAGTCCGCAGTCGCCGAAGTAGGAACAGCAGGCACATTGATAGGAGTCTTCTGAGATGCTGGAACAAAATCTTGTGCAATGTACCCACCATTGTCAGCGTCGTCCTGTGCTTGGAAATCTAACTCGTCCTTGACCATGTCACGGACGGTGATGCCTTTTTCACGGTCACCCATTCCAATAAAGATATTGCCAGCAGTGTCAAGAGGCAACGTACCCGTGTACTCGTGAATGTCACCATTAGCGTCGGTGTACTGCACAGACCAGTCAAGCCCGCCGTCACCGTTGGGGCTTGAGTTAATTTTCAGGTTGCCGTCAGTGTAACTGTCATCTTCATAACCATTGTTGACCATGTCAGCCAAAATGTCAAGAACCTTATCGTTACCAACCAACTCACTGGGGTCAGTAATGTTGAAAGGCTCGTCAGGAGTTGCAGTTCCGGGAGTTGCTGGAGGTGTGGGGGGCTGGTTGTTGCCACCTTGACCATCCATAAGCCTAGGCCCTTGCGTAACAACCCGCGCTGCGTCTGCTTGAGCACGGCGGCGCTCCCGCTCGGCTTCTGAATACTGACGGAAAAGTTTACTTACATCACTCTTCTGAAGAGGGACTTCGTTTCCATCTTGGTCTACAAAACCAATGCCTCCACCACTAAGCCCAGCGCGAGTAAGAGTCTTAGTCTCCTTGCGCCCATCAGGGTATGTGTATGTGACATCAATCTTGGAACCAAGCGGAAGTTTGTCAAAATCATCTTGGTTTACTGGTTCGCCATCACGGTCGACAGTAATTTCTACTTCTTGTTCAGATTCTCCCAGAGAGTCTTTGCTATCTCCATCACTTCCGCTTCCGTCTTGCCCGTCAGGGGCGGAATCGGTACCATCTTTTTTTCCTTCACCAGTTCCTCCAGTGCTAATAGATTCTTGCTTGACTACGTCCCAGATGGCTTTCTGGTTACGTTCTATCCCTAAATCAATTGCCTCCTGACGGTCCGCAACATTCTGCGAAACATCCAAGAAGTATGAGGGGTTTCTTTCTGCCTCGGGCTTAGTGCCAGTGACGTTACCTTCAGTATCGTACGTGTTCTCGTCATTGTCAAACCAAACACCAAAAAAGTTTCCATCGCCATCAAGAAACTCTTGGTTATCCATGAGGAAATCAAAAATTGCACGCGGGCCTTTTTCAGGGTCCTCAAAGTCTGCCTTAGAGATAATCCCCAAATCATTTTTTGCTTCGAAAGAAACCATATAGCCACTCTCGGGGGCAGTTCCATCAGCAAAAGAAAGCGACAAACCACCATCAGCAATGGCAGTTCGCTGGAGTTCCCTGAGTTCGGCTAGTTGCTCCTCCGAGGGAGCGTCGATGGTGGTGGCCTCAGACTCAGTAGTGCCGGGCACGAACGCGTCGTGGACAATCTTAGGAACTTCTAGATACCTCTTGGAGTCGTTGGGGTCAGTTGTGATTCCGTATTTGGGGGTTCCATACCTCTTTGTGCCGTCATCCATAATCTCGAGGAGTGCACCTGGGTTAAAGTACTTGTCGACACCAAATTTCTCAAAGAGTTCGCGGTTGGTGTAGACCTCTCCGTTATAGCGAACCTGCTTCTTGAGGAATGCTTCAACCCGACCAGCCATAGCGGGAGTGAGGTTGCTGGTGTCGAAGGTGCCTTTGCCCTGTGCGCCTGTTGTGGCGTCAGGAATCGTAGCAACAGGTGCCTGAGACTTGCTAGGGTCACGAACAAAGTCAGGGTTGTCGGTAAACCAGTCACCCTCGTAGTTGTCAGGCTCAAGTTCAGCACGAGCATCCAACTCGTCAAGAACTGCACTGGCACGCTCCTTGTCAGCAAGAGGGAAAGGTCGACCATCTGAGCCAAACAATGTGTTGCCCTCAGCGGTAAGTTCAGCATTAGTCATGCCAGCGGGGTCAGCCTTAGGGGCCTCAGGCGTAGTATCAACTGGAAGTGTGGCAACAGGAGTTGCGTTAGCGAGGTCGCGTGCACGAGAGAGTTGTGCATCAGCCATCGCCTTCTTATCCCACGCGGTGGCGACATAGTCCTTACGAGTCATGTCAATAGCGTGAACAGCCTTCATCGTCTGTCCAAGGTCATCTACCGACTGAACACTATTCTGCGGGTCGATGTTGTCAACAACATCCCAACCACCAAATTCGTTTGGCTCAATCGAGATATCGCCATCTTCAGAGATGAACGCACCCTCAATTTCGGGGTGCTCAATGAAGTCTGGCGGTACAGAAGTAAATTCAAGGTTGTCAGCGTTAAGCATGCCAATTTGACCCTGAGCCTGCCCAGGCTTAACACCCTTACCCTCGAGGTAGGACTCATCAAGAATTGCAACAATGTCAGAGGAGGCTTGGTCAACAGGAAGTTTGTAGAACCCAGCCGCAAAGTTCTTGTCGCCCTCAGGGACATAGAACCAGCCCATGTTACTTCCGTCTCCAACTGAACCGACGTAACGAGCAATCATTGAAACAGGAGTAATACCATTCTTGAGCATGACAAAACGCATCTCGCCATACATCTCCGCGAACTGACCCTTGTCGTCGCGGTCCTGAATCTCAGCGCGAGCCTTACGAGCAGCAAACGAGTTACCACCCGAATACGCACTCGCAAGAATTGCGTTCAGACGGGCGTTGAGGTCTTCGTTATCGCGGTTGTTCATGTTTTCTTTCTCCGTGATTGGCAGTAAGTCTTGAAATAGTATATCAGTTAGGGTAGTTATACGATACGGGCAAGTACGTCAGGAGCGCTCGCTCGGAGACGCACTACGGCAAACTTGTACTCGGCAGACCGCGAGTCATTCCCAAGCACCGACGCAACCAAAGCCTTGGTCTGGGGGTTAGCGTTGAGAGTGCCAGCCTCCCAAGCAGCGCGTTCTGCGATGAATGCCGACGCCGTCAGGCCCTCGTCAGTGTTCGGAAGAAGAGGGTGACCGAGAGGGAGCAAGTCAACATGCGGGGTAGTGGAATTGTTCTGAGTTGCAACACTCAAGAAGTTCTCAACTGCTCGAAGAATTCCAAAATAAGTCATCTTTTTAGTTTGGCCCACGCGAGCGTTATTCTCTCGAATAACAACCTCTTTAATAAGTGGTGCATAAACCTGCCTCGCAGGAGCAACTTTGGAATTGGCACTTGCCGTAATCGCATACGCCTGCTCAAGAATTGAAGCACGCCCATACAAAACAACATCGGGCTTACGGTAAGACTTTGTCGGGTCCCCCTGCACAAGTTTGTTAAGGTTATCTTCGTACATTATTACTGCCCCTTCTTTGGAAGCAAGTCTGCATCCTGAGAACTATAAAGGTCGACGGCTAGGCTCTTCGTTCGCTCAAACGGACTGTCGTTCTCGCGGACAGCACGAAGCCACGTCGCACGGAACGCAGAGATAGCCTCAAAGCCGAGACCAGCATATGCAGTGATAGCAAAGATAGCATGCTCAGGAGACACATAAAAAGACTCATCTTGAATGGTGATGTTTGTCTTAGCAGACACCGCACCAGCAGTCAGAGCCCTGAGGTCCATGTCTTCGCCACTGCGAGCCTTGAGGTGGTCAAGTACGCGAGTCATGGCGCTCTCGTGAATACGAATAGGCTCGGTCGACTTACTCGAGGCTGCTCCTCGGTAATAGACAGTCTTGATTTCCGAAACACTACACTCGAGTTGATACTCCCCCGCCTTGCTACGGCGGACGAGGTCGACGAGGCTTTTCTCGGTCTCATGTGAGAAATGAAGTCGGCGTGATGGTATTGACATTACAGTGGCTCCGCTAATGGAATAGGTGGTGCGTCGGTCGGGGGGGCTGCAGACGGGGTAATGGGTTCAGGCGCAGGAGTTGCTTCTTCGGCAGGGGCAGGAGTCGCCTCCCCACCAGCAAGGGCATTCGCAATCTCAGGTGTAATCGGTGCAGGCGAGTTAGCCTGCTGTGAGGCGCGGGCTGCTTGGAACAACTCAGGGGCAATCGTGTTGAGCAGAGCCTCAGAAAGTTCAGGCGTAATCGCACCGCGCTGAAACAGCAAGCGGAGAGCAATTTCCGTGGGCTCAGGAGCATCAGCATCCGAGAAGCCGTGAGTACGACGCCACGTGTCGAGAGAGATAGCCATTTTCTCGAAACCAGAATCGGCGTCAGCAGCGCGGTCATTACGAGTTGAGATGGCGCTGGGGTCAAACCAAACGACGATGCGCTGGACATCTGATTCCTCATAGCCGATGGACTTCAGATACGGACGAAGGTAAACGACAGTCAGAGCATCGGAGATGAGGAGGAGAAGGGGTTCGATGTGCGCCTTGTAAAGGCTTTCGTCAATCTGGACGGCGTTCGAATAACGGACGTTGGCAAGGCCAGTGACAATATCTTTGGGGACGTCGAGACCCTGAAGGATGCGCTCCAGAACACGGTCAGCACGCTGAGCAAGAGCAGGGTCGAAAGAACGCTCAAACTTAAACTGCTTGATTTTGTCGCCAAGTTCTGCGGGTCCTCTAATAATAAGTGGCACAACGGCGCTGGCAGATGCCTCGTCGCTGATAGGGGTCGTCATCGCGTCGATGAGTTGGTCTTCGAACTCGTCCTCGGCAGACTCAGGAGTATTGACAACATCGTCAGCAGGGTCGAACGGGTAGTCGGGGTCAGCAGTGGCTGAAGTGGACAGACCGTCTGGCAAGTAGAGAGCACCAGCGTTGAGACGCGAGCGAGCAGTCGCACGGAAGGTACGATTCAAAAGAAGGAGTTCATCACAAAGGTCCAAGAGACCCTTGAGGCTGGACTCGGCGTCCTCCGAGTAACGAGGGTGTGAACGCCAGATACGACCAACAAACGCAGTGTTCGGAAGTTTGATGACGCCCTTCTTACTCGCATTAGAAGAAGCAGCCTGAGCCAAATCAGCACGAGGAACAATAGTGACGCTACCCCGCTGGTCGACGGTAAGTTCATCAGTCGAACGGATATCCCAACTCTCGGGAAGACCAGTTCCAATAAGTTCGGGACGCTGAACAAGGTAGCACTCACCCGTGACATTGAGGTTCAGGGCAGCGTCGCGGAGAAGTCCCGCCTGCCCGCCGTAAGCAGAGTTGAGGCGCTCAAGTGCACGCTCGGCGGCGCTAGAAAGTTGAGGGTCAACGGTACTGGAGTTCCTGATGGGGACAGGAGCCTCGGCGGGGTCGTCGATTACAGCAGTGTAAAGACGAACACGGGAGACAACGGAAGCAACAAGGTTGAATGCATACTTGATTTCGCCGATGGCGTCGTAATACTCCCACGCCTCGCTTTGCCACTTGTTAGAGTGGGCAGAACGGCGGTCGCGAAACTGCTCCATTTCTCTCTTGTCATCAATGCGAAGAGTAGATGCAGCAGCGGTAAGAGGTCGCGGAACAGAGTACAAAGGGGTGGATGTAGGGACGAAACCCTCGCCCTTTCGGAATACAGCCATTGAACCGCTTTCGTCTTAGTTGTCGAGTTTTGCGCTGATGTAGCCAGTGACGGCAGATAGTGCAAGCACGCACGCGACAGGTAAAGTTACCGTTGGTACTATTGTATAGCATATAAATATGAATGTTCCCGCGTACATGCTCAAGCAGTGGTAGCAGGTGAACAGATAGCCGAACTGGGTGCTGGGGGAGACCTTCGAGAAGAACCAGTTTCGGGGTGCGTCGAGTAGACGGTCTTCAATGAGAAGTCGACAGATTCGATAAGTTGCCAACGCGAGGATGACAAACTCAAACAGTGAGGGAATCATATGGTCTCCATGTTCGAAGTCGTGAACCGCAACCACACGAGTTGTCCTTGCGGAAAGAAAAACGCTTCCCTTGAACCGTCGTGACGGTGTAGTCGTCACCCTTGGTTGCGGAGCCGTGGAATGTGGTGGGACTGATTTCCTCTTTGAAGACGAGAGACGGCCCGTGCGGAGAGTCTTGAGCAATAAGAATGTGCGTGTCGGTGACCACAATGCGGACGGAGTTCATACGGCGGACGGACGGATGATTAGGGGTCGAGTTTGAGGTGATGGGGTCTCGGTAGTCCGAACCAGCAAGAACAAACAAGGCGGGAAAAACGTCGCACTTTACTTTCATTTGGCTACCTTACCGAGACGCTTCGCCATTGCACGATAAGTGACGCCAGTTGCGTCGGCGAGTTCCTGAACCGTCACACCGTCGGCGTGGAGTTCTTTAGTCAGGTCAGTCAGCCAGAGGTTAGCAAGACGCGCTGGGTGGTTGGGGGACATCTTTGAACGAAAGGTCTTAGCGAGCGGGCCAAGTGTCTGTAGTTTGTCGCGGTGCTCCTCGGAGATACCCGGCGAAACGGGACGCTTGGGGATGTACGTCTCGGGAGTCACGAGGGTCGGCGACGGAGGAGTGTGTTCGAGGACGTCGGGACGGCTGTAGAGATGGGCTCGCTCAACCCACGTGCGGACGGTGCTCCGTGGTCGGGGGTGGGGCAGTGCCTCCCCGATGGAGCGGAGGGGCCAACCTGCTTGATATAGGACGAGACAACGTACATCTATATCTCTTTGGTCCTTCAGGCTACGCAGGAACTCCACCTCTGAGAGGGGGATAGATTGTCCTCTGGCTGGCCTGCGATTCATCTGATTAGTATACACCGGGACTAGTTATGTACTGTGGAGAAGTTATAGTACCTTACCGATTTTTGGATTTGACCCCGGAGTAGGCACCGGGGGGTCCGGGACCGCAGCCCAATTTGTTTCCTGTTTTTTCACACGCCCGCATTACGCGAGCGCCCGCCAGAATTGTCACCGCCCACCCGCAACCGCAACCGCGAGCGCCCACGCCCACCCACGCGAACGCGAGCGTGAGCGCGAGCGCGAGCGCGACCACCGCCCACGACCGCCCACCACCACGCCACCACCCGCCCACGCCCACCCGCCCACCACGCGCCCTAACGCGCTCACGACCACCCACGACCACCACGCCCACGCCTAACGCGCCTACGCGCCCGCCTACGCCCGCCCGCGAGCGTGACCGCATGAGCGCCCGCCCGCCACCCACGCGAGCGCTACCCGCCCGCCTACGCCCGTCACGCCCGCCACGCGCCCGATAGCGACCCCACCGCACGATAGCGCGCCCACGCCCGCCACGCGCCCGCCACCCGCCACGACCACGCCCGCCACCCACGCCCGCCACGCGCCCGCCACCCATTCGACCACGACCACCCACCACGCGAGCGCCACGCGAGCGTGAGCGCGAGCGCGACCACGCGACTACGCGAGCGCCCACCGCCACCGCCCGCCACGACCACCCACGACCACGACCACCGCAAGATATTGCGCCAGAATATCCGCGCATATTCCGCGCACATTCACCGCGCAAAACGACCGCGAGCGCCCGCGAAACACGCCCGCACGAAAAATTTTTTTCCGCGTAGGTAAGCGGAAGCGCGCCCGTTCAGAAAAGTTTTTTCCGTATGGGGTTGCGAAACGGTAAATAGTATGTTCTAATAGACATATCGAGCAAGTCACCCCGACTGGCTCACCAAACAAAGGACAGACAGATGAACACCACGACACTCTCTCCCGAAGCCCACCGCGCTGTCACCGCATTGGCTACCGCCCGCAAGATGGTTGCCGAAGCGAAAAAAATTGAGGACGCGGCTAAGGTGGTTCTGAACGCGGAACTGACCGAAGCGAACGCCACTCACGGCACGGACGAAAACGGCACGGTTCTGGTTGAGCGCGTGACCGCCACCAATGGTTCATTCAACCGGGCCGACCTGAAGACCCTTTTCCCCGAAGCATTCGCGGCGACCTACCGCGAGACCGAATACACCAAATTGGTAATCAAGTAGTCACCCGCCCGCCCCGCAAGGGGCGGGCAACCCCACCGCCCCGACCGTCACGACCTAGACCCGAAGCGCCCGCCCCACCATAGGCGGGCGTTTCGCGTTTCCCGCGAGCGCCACCGCGCCACCGCGCCACCGCGCCACCGCGAGCGCACCGCGCACCGCGTGACCGCGAGCGCCACCGCCACCGCGACCGCGTGAGCGCGTGAGCGCGTGAGCGCCACCCGCCCGCCCCGCCACCGCGAGCGCCCGCCACCCGCCCGCCCCGCGAGCGCCCACGCTACTCAAAAAACATACATTTTCACCCGCGCATATCGCGCGACCCCGCCCGCACGAAACCTGGCATAATAAAGTTTTTCGACCAATTTACGAAAAGTGACTTGTAATCCTGAAAAGTGTGATACCATGGAATTACAGCGGGGGAAACCCCGAAAACTACAAAGAGAAAAGGGACGAAATGAACAACATTTCAGACGCTATTGTCAAGGACTACGCTCTCGCGCTCAACCGAGCGCGCACCACCATGAGCGAGAGCGTACGCCAAGAAGCCCGCGAGGACATGGCGCGTATGCGCGAAGCCGTGACCGTCCTGTGGCCGCGCCTAGCGTTCGACCTAGAACGCGCCGCGATGTATCTTCTCAACAACGCCAAGTAACAACCGAGAAGCCCGCCAAGAAATTGGCGGGCTTTTCTTTTGCCCGCACCGCGAGCGCACCGCCACCGCCACCGCGAGCGCACCGCGAGCGTGAGCGCACCGCGAGCGAGCGCACCGCGCCACCGCGAGCGAGCGCACCGCGAGCGCGAGCGTGAGCGCACCGCGTGAGCGCGCCCGCGCCACCGCGACACGCCCGACACCAAACACTTGCGTTCACCGCGCTAGTGTGCTATACTGAAACTACAACGCGGGACACCCGCCCAAACAAAAGGACGAAATAATGGACGAAATCGAAATGGAATTGCTGGCAGATTTTCTTTCGGAACAACGCTATTACGGGGAAATCTAACCCCACCGCAAGCGCCCCGCCTAACCAGCGGGGCGTTTCGCGTTTGCCCCGCGCCACCGCCACCGCGAGCGCCGAAAGTGTACCTTTTTTGAGTGACTACCGCGAGCCGAACAACCGCGCGCCTGAACGCCCACCGCGTCCGAGCGTGAAACGCTTTCCCGCAACCGAGCGAGCCGTGATGTTCCCGCCCAAGAATCCAGCGGGTGGCTTGATGAGCAACGCCGTAAGCGCGTGAACAAGGGCATCAACGCGGTCTGGTGATTTCCCCTCACCAGGAATCCAAGACGTCATTTGACTTTCCAATTCCGCCAAGAATCCAATATGATGAACGCGCCCTTGTTCGTATGCGAGCGTAATCGGTTCGGCGCGTAACGCTTTCCCGTATTTGGAATGGACTTCCAAAACCTGAATTGTCGGGTCGATTGTCTGAATGGCGTTTCGCACCAGCGCCCCACCTTGATTGACTTCCGCGACGACGGGGCAACCCCACTTCCGCGCCATTGCCACGACGCGTTCTGCCCATACCGTAGGCGAGCCGAGTACCGACGCGTCCTCAACAACCCACGCTTGTCGCTTGTAAAGGTCACGTTCACCCGTGCTTGCGACGACGACGATACCGCACTCATCACGGGGATTTTCAGCAACCGACGGGTCTACGCCGATTACGCGCAACGGTACTGATGACGGCATACCGTTCTGACGATTGTTTTCGATTAGTTCGTCTGTCCATAACGCGCCCTCAACCGCGTCCAACATTTCACCGTAAAGTTCTTGACGGGCTAACCGCGTACCTTCGTAAACGCCCGTGATTGCGTCGATATACGACGACGACAAGTTGCCCGCGTTGTCCATTGTCGAGCCCCGCGATACCCAGATTTTTCCTGTTTTGTCCGCTTCTGCCAACAAGTCATATAGAATCTTGACGCGCTTCGGGGTCGTCGTTGCCAAGATTTGTGGATTGTTTCCAAGTCGAGTAGCGACGCGCAAGTTATCCCACGACGACATTCCCGCTGCGTCGGGCGTTTGACGCCACGCTGCAACTTCGTCTGCCCACGAATAGTTTGCTTGGACACCACGCAACGAATCGGGTTCGTCTGCCGTGCCGAGCAACGCGACGTTTCCGTTTGGCCAGGTTAATCGTCGCTTCGACGGTTCGTACAACGGCATCTCCGACGGCGGGGAAACACTCATAATTCCAGAATCGCCCTCAACCAAAACGTCACGAACGTCGGCTGCGGTTCGGGCAACCAAAAGAAAACGTAACTTTCCCTCTGATGTTACCCGCGCTTTCTCGCGTACCCACTCAGCAGCCGAGCGCGTTTTTCCCGCGCCACGTCCTGCGAGAAACAACCCAACATTCCACGACGAATCTTTCGGCGGGATTTGTTCGGGTCGCCCCCAAAAGTCCCACGCCCATAGCAAGTTGTCTAGGTCTATGCCCGCCATTGCTTCGGCGCGTTCCGCTTCGGGGAGTGCCGCTACGATTTGTGCGAGTGATTGTGCCATTCGTTCATCATACCACTCAAAAAACCTACACTTCTGGCAACCGCCCGCCGAGCAAAAAGAAAACCCCCCGCTTCCGCGAGGGGCTTCCGTGTTCGCGTTACCGCGAGCGCCGTGCGTAGCGAGGGGCGCGGTATGTTACCGCGTTCCAAGCGAATAGGGATATCGAGATGGTCAGCGCCCCGATTGCTTCTGCGAGCGCCATACCGCCGACGTAAAACTCAAAACTTTCGCCGTACTTGATTGCGTCCGTGATGAGAATGAGCGAGATAAATCCCGCGACGCCCAGAAAGAAAAGGGCGAGGTTGGCGCGAAACTTCCGCGCGGAGTTGGTGTTGGTGGTGTTTGTCATAGGACTAGTATACCAAGTTATTCGGCATTTGTCAAGTCAATTGGAACAAACCCAAGAGCGTGTCCAATTTCGATACCGTGTTCCCGCGCGTAAACGCGAGCGTTCACCAGCGAGTTGGACGTGATTTTTACCGTGTCAAATTCGAGTGCCGTTGTGCCGAGCGCTTCGAATTCGAATGTATATGCGTTGTTATTTGTCATAGCCCCAGTCTATCAAGTGCCATAGCGTTTGTCAAGTCGCCCGTCTGCCCGTCACTCAAAAATCCTACACTTTCGCCCGCGCACGAAAAAACCCCCCGCCCGTAGGCGGGGGGCGGGACGGGGATTAGTAATCCCAGTCGGAGTGCCAGTCCACTCCGCGCGCCACGTTGTGGCACGAATCGCAACGCTCGGTGGGGGAGCCACCGAACACGAACAAGACGGGGAATACGCCCCCGCAGACGGCGCACTCGCGCTCGCGAGTGAATGGATTTTCGTCGAGGTCGAACATTGGAATCCTTTCGGTTGGTGAAATACCAGTCTAACACACACCGCCGACAAAGTCAAGTAACCCCGCACCGCGATAATGTATGTTTTTTGAGTGCGCGTCCCGCGCTCGGCGCAAACGAAAACCCCGCGCTCTCGCGCGGGGCTTCGGTGCGGGCGTTACACCCGTCGAGCGCAAACCGGGCCGATACCCGCTTCCACCGATTTCGGGTCGGTGAGGAACGCGCTACACACACAGCAAATGCCCGTTTCCACGCCCCACGCTTTCGCTTCGTCGAGTGTCATACGGTCGTTCGCGGTGAGTACGCGCAACGCGCCCGCTTCGTAAACGAATGAGTTGTTCGCCCAGTCGAGTTTCTTGGCGTACAAACGCCCGCTTTCGCGCGAACGCTGAACGCGGTAAATGTCGCCGTTGGCAACGCGGTACATTCCGATTTCCAATTCGGCAACAACGGTCGCGCCCGTAGCGCGAGGGCGAGCGAGCAAGTGCTCAATTGTCTCGCTCGCTTCGCGAACGGTGAGGGTCGAGAGGTCGTGGCGCAAGAGGTCGTAGTCGCGCTCGTCCGCGAGTGTGCGGAGGAACGAAATCTGACGGGGAGTTGCGAGATTCATTTTGTGTCCTTTCGGTATGGGTGGCTAACAAGTCCAGTCTATCACACACCCGCGACAAACGCAAGTCGGGGCATACCCGTGTGGCGGGGCCGGGATAATGTATGTTTTTTGAGCAAGGGGATTTGCGAAGGGGCAACTTCCCACATTAGATTTTCCATTGTGTAAAGTGTGTCACGCTGGACTTTTTGTGCTGTTAGTGATACAATACCCGCGCACAAAAAGAAAACCCCCGCATAGCGGGGGCTTCCTGTCAGATTATGACTTTGATTTCAGCACTTGGTATGAACCGCCGTCGCCGTTCAGTTGGGGCATATACCCGTAGCGCGCCAGACGGAAGCGGATACTCGCGGGCGTTACGCCCAACCGCTTTGCCAGACGATACATTGTCACGCCCTCAACCGTGCGAGCGTGGTTGAGTAGTCGTGAAAACTCCTCGCCCTCTGCCCGAAACGCGGGAGATTTTCCGCGCACCTGCGAAGCCAGCGGTTGTAGTTCACGCAACCGCGCAAGAGTTTTCTCGCTCGGCTCGATATAAACGGGCTTCATCTTTTCGGGAACGACGGGCGGAAGCGGAATTTCGTCGAACACAATCCCAACGGCTTCTACCGTCGCAATTTGTCGTACTCGTTCCCGCGTGATTCCCGTTGCCTCGGAGATACTTTGGAGTGTCCACCCCACGTTTCGTAGTGCCGTGATGTAATCATTCCGTTCACTTTTTCCGAGTGTTCCAAACTTTTCACGGACTTCGTTAGGCAAGGTTAGATTTATTTTGCGAAATCGCATTGCTTGTGTGTCCTTTCGTTGATTGTTAGTATTGACCTGTTCAGCATATCACGGACAAATAAAAAAGTCAAGCCCGCCACGCGCAACCGCACGACGGACTTGACTTTTGTTAGAGACTATGCTAGAATTAGTTTGACTGTCCTGTCCCCGGCGAAAAGGGATTTCAGAAACTCTGCGTCAATTTCTCCGTCGCCCAAGTTCTTATCGGCACGGTACGTTTTCACCGCGTTGAGTGTCAATGCTTCGTAGTAACCTGGCTTTGCTTGACGGACAATTTCGTAGCCCAAGTCGTTCAGACGTCGCTGGACTTGCCAGACCGACATTGACGTTTTGCTTTTTTTGTTCTCGAAAATAATGTTGCGCTGTAAAACTTCGACAAGTTCCGACGGCGCACTTTCCGCAGGACTTGTGACGGCAATTTCCTCGGCGGGTGTCGGCGCGATTTCTTCCTCGACTACCGCAAACATTTTGTCTTCGTCTTGGTCGGAAAGTGTACCTTTTTTGAGTGACGACGGGGTGGTCGGCACGGGAGTTTTTTCGTCTTCCATTGTTATTCCTTTTGTGAGAGTACGGAGAGAGTGATGCTTGCCAGTCCGAGTACCACCGCGAGTCCCGTCATTGACGGGGTAAAGATTGCTGTGGAGATGGCGACGACAATTAGGACAACCGAAAGTACGGATAGCCACGATATGTCGCGGAGAATGATAAGTAGTCTGTTCATTGTGCTATCGTACCATATTTTCGCCTAGCACACCCGCGACGGAATTAGCCCACGATAACGGTGTGGCATCATAGGGTCGATATCCGCCCGCACCGCCAATCAGTATCTTACCATCTGTGTAGCGATTTGTCAAGTCGCCAATCATAAGTCCCGCTTGGTAAAATCCTTTGTAGGTGTAGTTCAGTCCCCAAGAATCTAGTTCGTGTCCGTCCGCGCCACACGCGAGCATAACAACGTCGGGCGCGTAGTCGTGTACCAAGTCAGAAACTTCCGAGAGAGAGTCCAGCAATTCGTTGTCGCCCGCGCCCGCTTCCAAGTTCCAGTTGTACCAGTGTTCGTCGGGGTTGTGGAAAGTGTGCGTTTGCCCGAACCGCGTTTTGTCGAATGTCTTGGAGTGCGTAGGGTAAATACCCGAACCGTGAATTGAGAATGTCGGAATGTCCGTGTCAGCAAGCAAGTTTTGTACGCCGTCGCCCGCGTTCACGTCCCAGTCAATATAGACGGCGCGTAGTCCCGCTTCGGCAAACTTTTTTCCTGCCCACGCGAAATCGTTGAGTACGCAAAATCCTTCACTCCACTCGCGTTGAGCGTGGTGCTTCGCGCCTTGGGGGTTGAATCCCGCCTTTATTGTGCCAGAGATAATGTCCTCTGTCAAGCGGGCAGTCCCAGCAAACATTTGTAGTGCCGTGTAGCCATTGACTTTGTTCACGCCTACCCAGTCGTCGGCAATTCCGTCGTCGATAACTTCCTCGATATAGTCCCGCGAGTGAACGCGAGCAAGTTCCTCGCGGTCGTAGGGCATTACCGTCGGGGCAATAACTTCGACGTCCTCGCCAAAGTGTTCCACCAGAAAATCGGTAGCAAGTTTTGCCCGAATTGGATTTGTCGGGTGACTTCCGTCGCCGCTACCAAGTTTCCAGTTTAGGTAGTCGTCGGAATAAGCGATTGTAAGTTTTGTCATTTGTTACTTCCTTCGTCATTTGTTGTCGTTCATAGTTATTACTTCTATCCTATCAAACAAAAGCCACTTTGTCAAGTCCCGCGATAGAAAAGTTCCTGTTGGACGGCGGTCTGGAAATTGTAGATGTTTTCACCGCGAATTTGGTAGCCCGCGTCGCGCATTCCGTTGATTGCTGCTACGACGAAGATAAGTTCTTCGTCGCTCACGTTTTTGATGGATGCGCTATCGTCCGCGTAGGTCTTGGACATTCCAGCAACCCAGTCAACAAGTTCGTCTTGGGACATACTGGCAAATTGTTCTATGTTCATAGCCACCATTCTAGCACACTCAAAAAACCTACATTTCGGAAGCGCGGGGCTTGCGCCCGCGAGCGCCACGCAAGAGCGCGCGGGATTATTCGTCCCGCAACGCTCGGCGCATTTGCGCCCCGCGTGTTCGCGCACGGCGTTCACCCGCGTTGGCGTGTGCGCCCGCGCCGTTCCCGCGAGAGCGTTCCGTCAGCACCGCGTTCAGTTCGCGGGCGTGAGCGTTGCGAACCGAAAGATTCGCAAGTCCCAAGACGGGCTTTTGCTTCTTGTTCTTTCCCATTTCCGTTTCCTTTCGTTGTGGTGTGTTTCCAGTATAGCACTTGGCTACCGCGTTGTCAAGTTAGAAAGGGGGCGGGATTTCTCCCGCCCCGCGTTCCTTATTTCATTTTGTTGATGATGTCCAGAAGTGCTTTGTTTTCTGGCGTTTCGGGATTTGCCAAGATTTCGTCTACTTTGTCCCAGTTGATGGCGTTTTCGAATCCGAACATTTTGTCTCCTTTGTTTGGTGTATCACCAGTCTACTACACAGCACAGACATTGTCAAGTTACCCGCGCAGCCCGCGTTAGCGAAAGTGTACGTTTTTTGAGTACCGCGCGAGAAAAAAAGAAAGGGGCGAGATTTCTCTCGCCCCCCGACTTGTCTGGTTATTTCTCCCAGCGCCAATCCTCGTCCGTGTCGTAGTAAGTTTCCTCGTCGTCCTCAATCTCGTCGGGCGTTGCGTAGTAGTTACGCTCTGCCCGTCCCAAGTCGCTTGCGTATGACATTTCGTTTCCTTCCGTCGTGGTGTATTACCACTCTACCAGAGAGTACCGACATTGTCAAGTCCTAGTACATTGGCGGGTTAGTTGTGAAGTCGTAGTTGCGAAACCGTAGTTCGTGCGCGTAGAGCATCACGTCTGGCTTTACGGCGGAGATAGTCGCAATCTCAACTATGTCCCCTTGTACGAGATGACGGACGACTTCCTGTGAGAAAGCGCGTGACGGCGCGATAAAAAACTTTTGCCCCTTGTCGTTCTCCATAAAGAATGAACCAATAAAACCAATGGTCATTGGATTTCGTAGCACTCGCCCCGCGAGTATGCTGGTCTTTTGTGTTTTTGATGTGGAAGCCATACGACGACGGTACAACATCACCCGCGCATTGTCAAGCCCCGCTACTCAAAAAACCTACATTTCCAAAAACAAAAAAAGAAACGCGGGGAGATTTCTCTCCCCGCGCTTGCCCAACCACCACGTTAGGCGGTGTAGGCGACGGCGTAACCGCGCCCAATCTTTTCCCATTTCTTTTCGTCTGCGAACATTTGGGCAAAGTGGTCGTTGGTGAACCACTCGCGCTTGCTCTGACGGCGGGCTTCCTCTGCTTTGCCCCACATAAGCGTTACGATACGTCCTTCGACGATAATCTCGTAAATCTTCTTCTTGCCGTCTTGTCCTCGTTCTCCGTCGGACTCTGCTACCAATACAATCTTGCTCATTTTGTTTCCTTTCGTCGTGTGGTGGTCTTGCTTGTAATATCAGTATAGCACTGACCCCCGACAAAGTCAAATCCTGTCCCAAACCGCGCGTCACTCAAAAAACCTACATTTCCAAAAAACAAAAAACGGGGGGATTTCTCCCCCCGCCTTTCTTTACTTCGCGGGCATTCCGTTTGCTACGGCGATTTCGTTGAGCCAGTCCATAGCGTCCTGACGTCCTTTGAGACCGCGTCCGAATGTTTCTCCCGTAAGACGCTTGATGGCGTTGAGTGCCGACTCCCGCGTCAACTGCATCCTGCCCTTTTCCCACGTGTCGATTTCGACTTTTACTGCCATTTGGAGAGTGATGAGTTGGATTCCTGTAATCATTATGTTTCCCTTTCGTCGTGGTGTCTTGCTCGTATAACCAGTATAGCACTGTCGGCCCATCTTGTCAAGTCCTGACGGGAAAATCTTTTCTGACATAATCCCGGCCGATTTTCAGAAATGTATGTTTTTTGAGTAACGCCCGCGCGAGAAAACCCGCCCGCGTTTCCGCGAGCGGGCAACCGCGCTCGTTACGAAAGAGCGACCGCGCGCTCTTCGTAAATCGCTAAATACTCGTCCATAGCCGTCTTGTAGACGGCGTCCATTTTGGCGATAGCCACGTTGATTTCGTCCTCGGTAAGAGTACGGTGCTTGGCGGTGAAAAGCGCGTGTAGCACCGCAGAGCGGGCGTTGTCCGCGCCAAAAGCGCGACCAAGTTCGTACATCATTTCGCCGTGGCGGATGCTGTTGTTTGCGTTTGTCATTTTGTCTCCTTGTTTAGTGGTGGGTTGATATTTCCAGTATACACAACGGCACGGACATTGTCAAGTCCATAGCCAAAAGAAAAAGCGGGGACATTTCTGCCCCCGCTCGTTCTAGCCCGCGTAGTTCACGCCGTAGTGCGCGTGGACGGCGTCGGGGAAACGGTTGTCCCGTAGGTACTGCTGACCGTCGGTCGTGAGCGTCACGTCAAGATACTGACCGCAATCGCACGCTGACGGGGAGTCGGACTCGATTTCTCCGAAGTGGTCGGAGTGAGCGTAAGCACCGCTCTCGTGTTCCGCCGTGAACCCAGCGTACTCGAAGTGGAGTCCGTTTTCGGTGGCGTACTCGCGAGCGCATTTCTCGCACGTGATGGCGATGAAGTCGCCCGCCCCGTCACCGATTACCCACGGTTCCGTGATGAAAAGAATGTTGTCCATTCTGTTCCCCTTTTCTTTGTAGTTATCAAGTCCAGCATTTGCTGGTAGTAACCACTTTACACTATGCCTACGACATTGTCAAATCGACCGCGCACCGCGATGGCTACTCAAAAAACCTACATTTTCACCGCGCGAAAAAAGCGGGGGATTTCTCCCCCGCTCTCTCGCGACCGCGCTAGGCGACTATCGCCAGACCGCTTGTGTCTACAAACGTCACTCGACCAGCGACCAGACCGCTCGTCCAAGAGACAAGCAAAAGCCCGTTTCGCTCGACCTTGACGACCGTGCCCAAGTTCCCGTTGATGGGGACGACTACTTTGGTTCCGACTTCGTAGTTCATTGTGTGTCCTTTGTTCGTGGTGTGTCCTGCTTGTAATACCATTGTACCGCGTGTTTTTGTGTTTGTCAAATCGTGGAGAGAGAGTGCGGGCGGGGAGATTTACTCACCCGCCCGCGTAGCCACCACGCTACATTTTTGCCGAGTAGACCTTCATCATTCTCGCGTATCGGATAAGCGCGACCTTCACGCCTAGTGCGATAGATTCTGACTTGTTCGTCGCTTGTCCGTGTCCTGCCAGACCTTGTACGATAAAGTCCTTGTCCTCGTCCCACGCTTGCTGGACTTCTGCTTGTGACTTGTAGTCACGCCCGTAGGCGGGGATAAGGTTGATAGTTGTGAACATTGTGTTTCCCTTCGTCGTTGTGGTGTGTGGTGCTTGTAGTTCCATTGTAGCGCATATCGCGCTACTTGTCAAATCAAGCGGGGAGTAAGTCCTCAAACGGGACTACCGCAAAATACGACTTGTCCCAATAGACCAGAGCCGTGCCCGCGCTCGCGTCCTCGACTACTTCTCCTACTGCCGTGAACGGGACTAGTCCCGCGTCGCCTATGTAGATAACCATTGTGTGTCCTCTCGTAGTGTGGTGTGTGGTGCTTGTATATCCATTGTACCGCGCACACCGCGCATTGTCAAGCACCCGCGCGTCCCCGCGATGCTTACTCAAAAAACCTACATTTCCGAAAACGCAAAAAATCCCCGCGCGGGGAAAAAGGGATAAACCCGCGCGGGGAGATTGGGGAGAGCGGGGACTTTCGTCCCCGCTCTGGCGGACTACGCCGTGACCAGAACGGTGAAGTCCGTGGTCTTGGCGAGCGCGTTGTAGAGCGCTTCGTCCGCAACCTTGAGGTCGTTTGCGCTGACCGTGACGCGGGTGCGCGCGCTGACCTTGAGGACGGTGACGCCCGCGATGGTCGCTTCGGTAGCGTCACCAAGAATCTGGCGGATACGCGCTTCAGCGTCCTTCTTGACATTCTCCGCGTCGCGGATTACTGCCTTGGCGTCCTCGAAGTCCTTGAGAGCCTTCGCGCCTTCGAGGTCGAGGGAGATGGTGGTGTGTGTCATTGTGTTGCCTTTCGTTTGAGGGAGAGCCAATCTCGCCCTGTCCTTCCAGTATACACACCACCCCCGACATTGTCAAGTCGAAACGCAAAAAACTTTTTTTATTTTGGACTTGACTTTGTCCGCGCTATGCGCTATACTGGAATTACACCACGACAAAGGAGACAAAATGAATAACTGCCAAATCTGCGAAAAGTCCCTCACGACGGAAACGCATATCGAATGTCGACAAATGATTTTCGCTCTGGCAATTCTCAAAGTGCCACTCCCCCGGCAGTAGGGACAGCGTGAGCGGGCAGGGAAACCTGCCCGCTTTCCCGCGCCAAAAAATCCCGGCTTCAGAAATGTATGTTTTTTGAGTGGCCCGGCCCGCGCCACCCGCCGAGCGGGAACGCGAAACGCCCGCACCTTTCGGCACGGGCGTCGGCGCGTCGTCGCCTACTCGACGAACCAAGTCCCGACTTTGTTGCCATTCTCGTCCCGCGTCGTCCCGCCGATGATAGTCGAGCCGGGCGTGATGGAGAAATTGGCGACGGACTCCGCGACTCGACGGATAGCGTCCGCCAAGTCGTGCTCGTCTTTCATCGCGTCGTTTCCGAGAGTGATGGTGAGTTGGAATTTCATTGTGTAACCTTTCGTCGTTGTGGTGTGTTGCTCTCTAACCAGTGTAACACAGAGCGCGGACAGAGTCAAATCTGCCCGCGCTCGGTGTGTCAAACGTCAGTCGAGTAGTCGAAAGACTGTTCGTGCGCTACGCCACAGTAGACACATTCCTCAACCGACGCGAGAGCGAATCCGCGCGGAAAGTATGTGTGAAGTGCGACCTGCGGGAAATAGTCATTCTCGTCCTCGGCGCACGCGCTAAAGATGAATTCCATTTCGTCTTGGTGAAGTGGCTCGTTGATGTCCATTGTGTTTCCTTTCGTCGTTGGTATTACCATTGTACCGCGCAGCACGGACACGAAACTATCCGCGTCCCACGTCGCCACGCCACTCAAAAAACCTACATTTTTTCGGCGCGGAATTGCCCCGCCTTTCGGCGAGGCAACCGCACGGACTAATCGCTCTCGCAATCGTGTCCGTAGTAAAACTCGTCCGCGTCGTTTTCGTGCGATAGGTCGAACACTCGTCCGCATTCATAGCACTTGGTTTTTGTCTGGAACATTTTGTATCCTTTCGTCGTGGTGTCTTACCATTGTACCGCACAATCGGCGCATTGTCAAATCAAAGAGAGAGCGCGTTTCCGCGCCCTCTCCCTGACTGGCTACGCCGTCATCAAGACGGAGTAGGAAGTGACTTTCGCCAGACGGTTGTAGAGAGCCTCGTCGGCTTCCTTGACCGCGCTTGCCGAAATGCTCACGCGCTCGCGCTCGCTCACTTTGACGACAGTCACGCCAGCAATCGTGCCAGTGGTAGCCGTGCCGAGAGCCTCGCGGATAACCGCTTCTGCCTCTTTCTTGGCTTCCTCTGCCTCGCGGATAACGCGCTTGGCTTCCTCAAAAACGTGGAGAGCCTCAACGGTAGCCAAGTCGAATGCGACGGTGGTGTTTTCGGTGGTGTTCATTGTGTGTCCTTTCGATTAGGGAGAGCCTTTCTCGCCCTATGTATCCAGTATAGCGTATGCCTAGACGGTTGTCAAGTCCATTCGCTAACTTTCTTTATTCGGTTATGTTTATAGTTTACCGCGCAGCACCGACATCAAACTAGACCGCGCAGAAATGTATGTTTTTTGAGTACGGGAAATCCGCGCGGAAACGACGGACGCCCTGCCCTTTCGGGCAGAGCGTCCGCTCGTTGATTAGGACGGTGAGCCAGCGTAGAGCAAGTCCGCGACCAATTCCGCAACCTGCTTGTCAGTCAGTCCGAGCGTCTCGCCCTCGTCGTCCGCGCCACCCGTGATGATGGCGTTTCCGACGATAATGTCGATACCCGAACCGAACGCCGAATCGAACAACCGAGTTGCGTAGTCGTTCACGGGAAGCCCGTTCATCTTGCCTTCCTCGTTTACCCAGAGAGTCAGACCGCTTGGAAGCGTGACTGCCTCAATCATTCCGCCGACCGCACGGGAGAGTGTTGCGTAAGACACAAACTCGTCCGTGTCCTGCTCGACCTCAATCGTGTTGTCAGTCGTGAGTACCAGTGCTTTCATTTTGTTTCCTTTCGTCGTTTGTTTGCCGTACCGTACCAGTATAGCATTAGACGGTAGCCGTGTCAAGTCCCAAGAGATATTTCTCAAAGTCCGTGTTACACAACGCCCATTCGCTTCGACGGTCGCGGATAAGCGTGATGGCTTCGTCCGCACGATATCCGTCGCGCATAAGCACCAGAGCCATAACCAGCCCCGACCTATTCCAGCCCGCTTGGCAACGGACAAGAACGCGATTACCGCGCTTCCATTCCGCGTGTACCATTCCTGCGAGAGCGTGGATTTCGTCGTAATCTATGTCCGTACCGTCGCCGTCGTATACTCCGTAACGGTACTCCCGCACGAACCAGTCAGCGGGCTTCGCCCACGCGTAGAGCGTCGCCACAAAGTCGAAATGGTCTTTTGTCACATCAGCAATTTCGGTTGCTTCGTATCCCAGTTCCGTCCTGTCGTCGCGCTCGCTAGTCCCGCCTTGCCAAAGTCCCGGCAAGATTTCCGACCAAGTCGGCTCGTCGTATGAAAACTCCTCGTATGCGGGTGCTTCCAGATTTATGTAGTGTCCTTCGTTGTCAAACATTGTGTGTCCTTTCGTCAGTTACTACCATTCTAGCACTTTACCGCACGAATGTCAAGTTCGAGTGGCTACTCAAAAAACATACATTTCCGAAACGAAGGACGGGCGCTTTCGCGCCCGCCCTCGCTGTCCGTTAGAGAAACTCAAACGGGTCGCGGTCTTCGAAGATATCTTCGAAGTCGAAGAGCGAATACTCTTCGGGTGCTTCCATGAAGTCCGCAAGTCCCTCGCGGATACGGTCACCCTGTTCGTCGGTTGTGTGCTTGTCGTTCATTGTTTATCCTTTCGTCGTGTGGTGCTGTCCTACCATTCTACACTACGACGGTCGGTCTGTCAAGTTCACCCGTCAGGTGGTCGAGTTCGGTCATCACTCCACCAGCACGGGCGAGTATCTGCCCGACGGTTACACCTAACGCGCTCGCCACCCGTTCGAGTAGTTCGCTGGACATTTCTTTTTGTCCCCGTTCGGTGTCCGACAGGTGTGCCACCGACACATTCGCTAGTGACGCCACGGTTATCCCGTAGAGTTGTTGCTCGGTTCGCATTTCGCGTATCGTGTACCCGACGGCTTCTCTCATCAGCATACGGCTACAATACCACGCGGTCGAGTGCGTCGTCGAAGAAGTCCTCGGCTAGTCCCGAGAAGGCGCTCGCCGTTGTGCTGAAAGAGTAGACGGTGCGGTCGGTCGAGTCGAGTACGCACTTGGCGAGTACCGCGCTTCGGGCAATCGCGTCGGGCAGACTGGCGTACCACTCGTCCCACGCGTTCACCACGCCGTCGTCCCACGCCAGACGGTAGCCGTTCTCACCGTCGTCGAGTTCGGTAATCGTCACCCGCGCGTCGCCGTTTATCGGGAAGTCAATCAGAAGTTGCTCGTCGTGTTCCATTACTCGCCGTCCTTCCAAAGGTCGCCGTCCGCGCCGTAGTGCTTCCAAAGTATCTCGGCTTGGGCAATCGCTTCGTCGAGTTCGTGAAAGACTTCGTTCAGGTCTTGGTCGCCGTCCTTGCGTGAGCAAACTTCGAACCACGGGTTGTTGTCCCAGATGAAGTAGTCCTCGCCCTTGTCCGCGAACGCTTGGAGTTCCGCGTCCGTGTTGATACCGAAGTCCCGCAGGTCGTCGGTGTACCGCACGACCGAGTATTCGTCGTCAGTTGATTTGCGAATGTTGATACGCATTTCGCCATTCCGCGCGACATAGAAGCGCGGGTCGGGGAGAGTGCTGTCTTGCCAAACAATTTCGTAGTCGTTCGACCAAGTGTAGAAGCAAGCGTCTTGCTCGTACTGCTTTATCTCCGCGCTCATTATGCGTCCTCGCTTTCGAGTTCGCTCTCCCAATCCGAAACCGAACAGCGATACGCAATCGGGTCGCACTTGTAGAGAATGTCGGAAGCGTAGAAAGTCAATGCCCCAAGAGTAATTGGCTCATAGATGTCGTCAATCCACTCGTCAAACTTTTCATTTCGTTCGTGATTCATTTTGTTTCCTTTCGTCGTTGATACTACCATTGTAGCAAGAAACGGGACGGGACGCAAATCGCGCCCCGCCCCGCGTGTCTTACTCGGCGTCCGATTCCTCGGCACATTCGAGGCAAGTGTCCTCGTCCTCGAACTCGTCTGCTTCTCCCTCGTGAGCGCACTCCGAGCAGGTGCGAACTTCCACACACTCGTAGTCGTAGGTCGAGGTGTAGAAGGAGTCGAGGTTTGCCCAGAACTCCTTTTCCGCGTCCTCGGGGTTGTCTGCCTCAACAGTTCCCTCGTACTCGTATTGAGCCTTGATGGTGTAGTGAGCCATTTTGTATCCTTTCGTCGTGGTGTCTTGCTGTTCTTTCATTGTAGCACGGGTGACGAACTTTTGTCAAGCCCGCCACCCGCGCGTGTCCTACTTGATTTCCTCGGCGTAGTCAATCGTGAACTCGTGACCAACTTCACCGAACTCGGCGGGGTCAGTCTGGTCAGCAATCTCCAATGCTTCCGCTTCGGAGTTTGCTTCGACAGTCAGCGAATAGTTCACAATC